GCTGGGGGTTACAGCCTTTATTGTCAACGGGATCGGGATTGTCCGGCGCATACTTCGGCATAATTTCATTGCGCCGCTGTTGCTCCTGAACCTTGTCCTTCATTCCGTGCCATCCGATCTGTCCGGGTCAGACTCCACAGAAGCATATACGTCCACCTGCGAAATCGAACAGCCGGTCAACCCCGTTATTTTGAGCCGCCAGATTCGGCACAAAACGGGCATGTCCAAGTTCCAAATGTGGCGTATCCGCTTTCTCGATGTCGGCGAAATCACTACATTAAACTCTTTGGTTTTTTGCAGGTTGTCTTTTGACTGCCCGTACTCTATTTGCGCCGTAAACGAACCGGTTTGTCCATCGGTTATGAAGGCCATTCGGTACAGGCTAATAGGCGAGTAGTTGGATTGGAAGTATGGGCGCGAAGTAAACGTGGCGGCTTCCTCGCCGGAATAATAAAACACCCGCTTGTTGTTCAGGTCATAAACAAACTTGCCAAATATAAGCAGGTTCTTTGCCCAGTTGACAAGGCCGGAAGTCACGCTGGAATCCGCATCGGTCAGCTCGCGAATGTCTTCGGAAAGCTCAACAACATCGTCGCCATCCCAAACGTAGTGCCGGTTTACGCCCTCCTCGCCTGCATCCCAAACAGTTAGTATGCGGCCATTGTAAACGGCATTGGTGTAGCTGGTCGTTGTAAGCGTCGTTCCGACACCGAAGTTCGGTGCGCTTTTCTGCCACGACACAAGGTCGCCGTTAAGCCCTTCCAACAAATACCCGGCGTTGTTCTTTAGGACGTACATGCGACCGTTGCCGTCTGGGGCTACAAGCCGAATAGGGTCTTCGCCATCGTCCAGAAAAGAAATGATTGAGTCTTCTAAATACTCCGAATCGCCGCCAAACGTGATTTCGCTGAACAGCATTTCCGTGCGATTGTTTGGGTTTACCTTCCAATAGCGACCGTATGCGTAAAACTCAACAACATCTGTGTTGGGGTTGAACACAAACTGTTCAAACTTTTTGATGAAACATTGAGGAGACTTTTTCGGCGTAGGCACATAAGACAAAGCGCCGATGCTTTCCCAATCCGTCATGTCTTGGAAGTAGCATTCTCCGCGCCGCAGGGCTGTCCAATGCGATGTCCTGTTTATAGAAAGAGGGAACGTGTTAGATACGCCCCCTTCAACCGTAGACCATTGCGCCTTTTGCGCCATAGCTGCCCCTTATGATTGGTAGTTGAGCCGCCCTTTGACCTCGGCGTCTTCCTGATAGTTCAGCATTTGCGCGTCACGGATAGCCATTTCACGCGAGCCGCCAGCCAGGTTCAAATCAAAACCGGGATTGTGGCCAAGACTAAACAAATGGAAATCGATTATGGAAGACAAATAAGGCTCGTACTTTTCGTCAAGCGTGGAGTCTGTGGCAAGGTTTGTGACCGTGTTTGGCGACAAACCGGATCGCGTCCGCAGGTCTTGAGATGCACGACGAAGCGCGGTTAGGAAGTCGGCAGTAAATCGGGCAGGACTTGAACCGGCACCGAACTGCATCTGCTTCTGACGAAACAACTCTTGCGTGTTGATCGCCATTGCCTACTTCTCATAGATAATAGCAGGCGTAACCTTCACCTCATTGGTCGAGGCGTTGACAATCGTAAACCGAATCAGCTCGGCATACAGATTGTGCGTCACGTTGGACTGCACCGTCGTGTTGTCGGTCGCAATCGTAGCGATAGTCCGCGCATCAGAACCGCGAACAGAGGCGACCGTGGTGGTGGTCGCCCCTGCTCCAGACTGGTAGATGATGGCCCCACGAGCAATGCCCGTCACCTTCACCGACGTTTCCACCACGTTCGTTTGCCCTGCGGAGACAGTTACAGAGCCGAACAGAACCAAGTCGTGCCGTGATTCGATGGCCAAAGCGGCTGCCGAAAGCAAGCCGAACAGAAGTGCGGATAAAGCAATCTTAGCCTTCATCTTCCAATCCTTACGGTTCTACTTCGGTGACAATCTTCTTCCAACCATTCGTCGTGCCGTCAACATTGATGGCCAAACGAAGCAGGTTGGTCACACCGCCAATCACAAACGTGTTGGTGGCATTCGGCGTCAACAAAAGCTGTCCCTGCGAAACAGGAACAACCGTCGTCAGGTCTACGTTCGCAGCCGTGTTGATCGTCGCAACACCGCCGCTGATCGTGCCTTCAGGAATGTTGACCGTGGCCGCTCCGTCCGTGTACTCAATCGAAAAGACCTCTTCGTCATCCGTGTTACGGATCAGAGAGGACTTGATTGCGAAGGCCGGAATGGCGACTGCGCCCGCCAATACTGCAACAATGTACTTCTTCATAGCGATTCTCCTAGTAATCGGGGCGGGTACTCAGCAATCGCTTGCCTTTCCCCGCCACAATCACAATTTACGCACCCGCGTTGCCGCGAATCTGGTGAGGACGGTCGCAACCAGTCGTGCAGGACATACGCACGCGATGAACCAGAACGTCCGGGTTCTCGCTGGCGTTGTACGTGGCCGTTTCCGGCTTGACGCGCCACACGAAGTAAAGCTCGTAGGCTTCGTCCTTCGGACCCATACCGAAGTATGCGGTGTCGCTCGTCAGGTAGTCCCACACCTTCACGTCAAACCGATTCTGGTAGACGTTGGTGGCGTTCATGTCGTCCTCGGCACGCTTGTCGGAACGAATCAGCTCGTAAGCCTTATCTTCCAGCGCCGGAGGCACAACCAGACAACGCATCGTAACGGGGCGGATCAAACCGCGCTCGTTCAGGGTCTTGCGGAAGTTCACCCGCATCGTCGCCAGAGAAGCCTGAGTCAGCGCAGAGGCCGTCTCAAGGTTGCTCCAGGTGCCAAGACCGGGATCTTCAAACGGACGACCGCTGTCGAACATGTACATACCGTCCGCACACAGCCAAGAAGCGTTCGAGCCAAAGCCCGTATTGAACGCATCAGCGGCGATGTACTCGGTCGTGTCCTTGGCCGACTGCAACAGAGCGGCCTGCATCTTCGCGATGATGGCGAACTGATCGGTCTCACGCAGCCGCTTCGTAATGCGGATCGAACCGCGATAGTCAATCGGCGTGTGCGTGTTGTCGAAGCCCTGAATCGGATGATCAACCGGAATCTTGTCCTCATCGTCATTGCGCGACAACAGGCTCAACTCGGTCACATAGCTGTGACGCAGGTAGTCCTTGTTGGTCGTGACGACATTGAAGTAGTCCATACCCTGAACAGGAATGCCCCACTTGCGGATTTTGATACGGTCGAACTGCTCGTTAAGGATGTCCGGGTAATTCTGGGTAAGCAAAACGCCCGGCATCGAAAACGTGTTCGTTTTAGCTGATGCTGTAACTGCCATGATTCTTTCCTCCTATTAAGCAGCGGCGGCGTTAAGTGCAGCCGGAATCACCTTCACACGGCAACGAGCCTTAACATCGGCGGTGCTGTTCTGAAGACTGTTGTAGTCCGCAGCCAGCTCGACGACCTCAAGAGCGTCATTCGTCGTGTCACCCACATCGACCGTCACCACGTTCGAGGTAACGTCGATCCCATAGAACTGACCAACATTGGCCGCCGACAAGGTGCCGTCCAGCTCGTTGATCTCAAAGACATGATCCTGATGGATAACGCCAACTTCAGCATACGTGGTGCTGTTGCCGGGATCATCCTGATCCGTCAATGCGTAATACTTGATACCGCCCGTGCCGCTGTCGGCGCCGGACGCACATGCGTTCAGCAATCCGCTAGTGTCCACATAAAGAAACTGTCCGGCTTTCCAAGACTGACCGTTGGCGATCAGCAAACTGGTGCTTTCCATGACAGGGCCTTTGACCAATCGCGGATTAACAGAAGTAAGAGTTGCCATTTTATTCTCCTAGTTAATCTATTGACTTTTCGACCTGTACGCGATGTGTCTCACCCGAAGAGTCACGAACCGAATCCTCGCTCCGTGCGCCCATGCGGGCTTGCTCAAGAATGTTCACCGATTCAAGCTCTTCACGCATCCGACGCTCTTGGAAGGTGGTTTCGGCAATCGAAAACAGGGGATCGCCCTTATGATTTACCTGCTCACCATCTTCCACAACCGGCTCGTAGCCCATCGCCAAGTAATCCTTGGTTTTGGATCGATCACCATAGAACATGTGCATTCCCGTCTTTTTATGACGGTCTGCCAATGCGCTACGCTCATCGACGTTATCGATCTTCATCACGGTGACATTGCGCGGGGCAAGCGGACGGCGGGGCTTTCCAGTCCCAACATCGCTTTGTCCCGGACGCTCAAGTTTACGTTTTGTTTTAGCTGGCATCTAGTTTCTCCTACAGCAACGTGTTATTAGCTTTTCGTTCTCCGACAAGTCCAAGCATCTCAAAGTAGCCCGGCGGTGCCGAGCTTTTGGGAGCTGCGCCCCCGCCTTTACGCGCAGAAGGCCCAGGAGGCGGAGCCTTTACAGGCTTCTGATTTCCCTTTGCCATCTTTGCCAACTTGATCTTGTCCTCTGGAGTCATGCCCGACAAATCGAATTGATCTTCAAACTCTTTGATGGTGTCGGCATACTGTGCGTAATCGGGGCTTTTCGTCCGAATCCCGTTTTGAATCTCGGACAATCTGCTTTCCCAATAATTGTCCCGCTCAACCAAGACATGCGCCTGATGGTGCAACATCTTTCTGGCCAAATCCTTGGCTAACAGCCCAGGATCGTCGCGGTACTTATCGTACGCCTCCTCGCCACCAATGAACTCGTCGATGAACTTATCTTCGTCGAACGGCTCTTCACGCGGCTGTTGCAAAACTTGAAGCTGGCCCTGAGCTGCCTTTAATTGTTCGGCAAGCTCCGTAACCTTGGCTTGAGTATCGCGCAACCGTTTTTCAACCACAGCCTCATCATCATGTTCAGATGGACTCCCTTCCGGGGCATCTGCCGCATCGGACTCCGGTGGCTGCTGTTCGCCATCGTAGTCACTCAGCTCTTGATCCATAAGGGTACCTTCGTAGGTAGAATCCTCATCGACCGCAGTTTCTTCGGACATCCTATATCTCCTTGTTAGTGTTGTCCTGTTTCATCACGCTATCACACTCGTCTGCGATAGCAAGAATCTTTTCAATGCCGCGAATCGTGCCGACATTCTCGCGAAAACTTCCCATATCGTCAATATGCATAAAACGGTCTCGGTGCTTTTCCTTAATCGCATCACAAAGCGTCACAAAGTTTTTCCAACCCGCCGACTCTTGCATCTCCAAAACGGACGAGCAAACCCGTCGCAACTCCTCAATGCTGCTCCATTCTTTGCCAAACGCCATCATTTACTGCATACCAGCAGGGTTAGCCATAGCCCCCTGAGCCGCCGCTATCTCGCCTCCGCTGGCCATCCCGACGGTCTCTGGCTGCCCCGGCGCTCCCTGCATCTGGCCCATCATCGCCATCATTTGTGCCATGCCAGCCTGCTGAATGGCCGCTTCAGTCTCGGCAATATGCTGGTCAAGCAACGCCATCCACGGCGCTTCCGATTCAAGACCGCGCCATTGAAGCTTGAACGCCTTGTGTACGCGCAGGTGAGCCTCGTGATCCTGACCCTCTTCGACCATAACGGAAGAACCGGCCTGCATCTGCTGGTTTTCGCCGCGAGCCACAAACTCGGCGTCCACATTGGAATCGTTCTTGAACCAGTTCTGTGTGTTCTTGAACCCTGAAAGCGCAAAGACCTCCTTGGCGACTTCCTGAATGTTGAGCTTGTCTCCGGCAATCGGAAGAACCGTTTGCAGCATCCAGCTAATGTTTTGCTGCTTGGTAATGTTGGTGTCAAACTCCTCAACCACGTCGGCCTGAATGTCGTAGTCGCCGTGCAGATAAAACGGCTTAACCTGCTCAATGCCTTTTTCTCCGGTCAACTCTACAACCTGGTCTTCAATCGCGAACATCTCCCAGTATTTGCGGAACTTCTTGGCCACAAACGGAAGGAACTGGTCGCTCAAAGCGTATTTGGCCAGAACAATGTGCGGTTTGCTGGCCTGATCGAACACGTTCTGCGCTTCCGTCGCGCTGGCTCTACCGCCCAACGGCTCGCCAACAATCGGCTTATCCGTGCCTGCCGTGCGGTTGCTGTCGTCATCGAGGTATGACGTAATGCCCAAATTGTCGTTGATAATGTCAGCAACCTGCATTTCGCGCAAACTGTTTTGGTTCTCAACGAAAATAACCTTGTCCTTCTCGTAGCGCAGATCGGGCGTGTAAACCTCGCCACGAACCGCCATGAGCGGGCGACGATTCTTGAGCGTTTTGTTGTCAATCGCCTGGTTCTTGGCGGTAGTCTGCTCTTCATAGTTTGACTCCAAAGCCTGCGCGTATCCCATGTGGTACAGCTCGCCGTCGTCATCCGGCAGGCAATGCCACATAAATCCGGGGAACTCGTCGTCTGGATCGTAATTACGGCGCACCTGAATGACCTTGGAGCTGGTCAAATCGTCGCCTACCATCGTACACCAATGCCAAACGGGCTTGTTTTCCTTCTCGTTCCATTGCCCATTGGCAATCGGCACCCGCACAAAAACGTCCCAACGCTTGAAATTGTTGGTCTGCATGTCGTCCGGGAACGGGAGGTTTAGGTTCTGGGCGCGGTCAACTCGCGCATCGTTTTGGGTCTCGCCCAAAAACACGTCGGAAGCGTCCAGCTCTTCAACGTTGGAAAAGTATCCGCTTACTTGGCCGTCATACAAGTCGCTGTAGTTGACGATAGACCGCATAATAATGCAGTTTTGGTCTTGCAGGTTGTCGATGGTGCGGTCGGCGTAAAAGTCTTCAACCGGCCAAACCTTTAGCGTCGGCTGATTCCGCACCGTCCGCTCCTCTTCCACAAACTCGTAGCCGACAATCTCTTCGCCACCCTCCATGTTCGGCACGCGAATCGGACGCTTGGCCATCCGCTTGGCAACCACGCGGTCCCACATAACGACAACGGGAAGGTTCCCCTTCTTGACCAACTGAAACAGCGCCTCGGTCGTTTTCTTGCCCCAGTCGTCGTTCTTGCGCGTCCACTTGTCCAGCGTGTTTACTTGCTCGGCCAGCGCCTTCCCTTCTTCGTATTTGCTGAACAGGTTGCTGGTGTAAATCGGCACGTACTTGTACGGCTCGGGGCGACTATTCAAGATCGCAACAAGCTGAGAAGCGAGGGTGCGGACCTGCCGGAAGAATAGGGTTGAGCCGGTATTGGCCCGCGTTTCATCCGTCTGCTTGGCCGTCCGCAGCGCGTTGTTTCGCCCGCACCGATACATGAAGTCGGCGATTTTCCACACCTTGTCCTGCATGTCGTCGTGTTCGGAGCGGTAACGGTCGAAGTATCGCGAAGCCAAATCGCGCACCTTGTCGGCAATTTCTTTATTCCCCGCAAGGTTTTCGCCATAATCGAACACCTGCGCCTGCTCCGAAGCCTCTTCAATCGTGTCAGGAGTAAAGACTTCAAAGTCGTCGCCCTCAAT